CATTCCTGTGCGCGACGCGAACGGCGACATCGTTGAAGTTCGCGAGGAAGACGAAGATCCCATGCCTTCCCCGGTCGGCCCGGTTGGCGTGTTGCCCGATTTTGGCCGGCCGATGAACTAACAGGAGAATTTCGATGTCGATGACCAATGCCGCAGAGGCAAACCTGCTCAACTTGTTGTTCCTTAATCTCGACTGGGCAAACATTGGCGACGCCGCTGGATTGCAGAACTCTGCCACGGCGGGGTCGTTCTACGTTTCGCTTCACACCGCAGATCCCGGCGAGGCCGGCAGTCAGTCGACGAATGAGGTTTCATACACCGGATACGCGCGCGTGGCCGTCAATCGTGCTGCGGGCGGCTGGACGCTGTCGACCTCGACGATCAGCAACACCGCGCTCGTTCAGTTCGGACAATGCACGGGCGGCAGCGCGACCGCGACGCACTTCGGCATTGGCACCGACTTGTCGGGCGCCGGCAACCTCATTTTCAAGGGCTCGCTGACGTCGTCGCTGTCGATCAGCAACGGCATTCAGCCGCAGTTCGCTGCCGGCGCGTTGACTGTAACGGTCGACTAATGTGTGGCGCTACGTCTGTGTGCATTGCTTGCGTGAGCTGCTCCAATTGGAAGACGGCAGCGTCGAGCATTGCCCAGATCATCCCGACGGCAGCGTCGAGGTGATGGAGGCAGACGATGGCCTTTAACGGCATTGCACCACTTGCCGCCGCTGTTGCGGAGAACGGCCGCGAATGGCAGTCGTTTTTCTTTAAGACGTCTGTGCCTGCACCAGGCGCAGGGCGCTGGGCGGACGCATCGGTCGGCGCCGGTATCCCTATCTACAACCCATACGTCGGCGTGCAGCTTGAGGCGACGCCGGTTACTGGATCGGGAAACCGCGGCATTTACGTCGGGCCGCAGCCGGAAAGCGGGCAAAGCAAGTACATCCACGCAATGCAGGCCGTTTCAGTTTCTGCTGGCGTTCCGCTTTACATGTTGCTCGCAGATTATGTGATGTTTTATCCGCTCATTGACGGAGACAGCACCGACGCGCAAACGATGGACAACACGCTGACGCTTCCGCGATACACCTCTGGCGAAGGCGTGCGTTGCATGTTTGTTGTGCAGACGCCAACGGCGCAGAGCGGCACCGTGACGATGAGCTACACCAACAGCGCAGGCGTATCTGGTCGCACGACGACGTTCGGCATCAACCTCAGCTCTGTCATTGGCTGCATTGTCAACACGTCATCCTCGAGCAACGCGGCAAGCGCTGAAGCGCCCTTTGTGCCTCTCGCGAATGGCGACATGGGAATCCGAAGCATTCAGTCGGTTACGGTTTCGGGTGCGCCTGGCGGATTCTTGAATGCTGTTTTGGTAAAGCCGCTTGCGCATTTGCAGCTTCGCGAAAACAGCACCGCTGCCGAAAAGGTCATGGTCCCGCAATCGGCTTCGTGCCCAAAAGTCGAAAACGGTGCCTATTTAAACTGGATCATCAACAACGCATCTGCGACCGCACCGGTTCTGCGCGGGTTCGTTCATTTTGCCTGGAGCTAATCATGCCTTTTTCTTCCATGGATGACTTGGTCAGTGAAATCACGAACGGCAAGTTCGCGCGCTTCGACTGGAACAAAATCACCGGCGCAAGCGCGTACACGGCTGGTCGTTGGTATGACTTCTCACCCCTCGCGGGCACGCCTGTTGCAAACGCCTGGGCGGGCACTGCGCTGGCGTGGCGGTCATGCGACGAGACGACTGGCAATGGTACGCAGATCTTTGGTTTGCCAAACGGCGGCAACGTCTCGACCAACACTAAGCACGTCCTCAACGTGCAGGCTGTGACGGGCGTCGCGACTGGCGTGCCTGGGCAGTTGATGCTGGTCGATCTGCAAGGGTACTGGCCCGGCATTCAGTTGAACTCGGCGCTGGCTCAGACGCTGACTGGCACCCCGACGCTGCGGTACACGAACGGCGCTGGTTGCCGCTTGTTCAGCGTGATTACGACCGCCGCTGGCGCAACCGCGCAGAACTTGGCGTTGTCGTACTCCAACACGACGCCGACCTCTGGTCGCTCGCTGCCGGTGACGGTTGCGATGACCGCCTCAGCAATCGTCGGTCACGTTCCGCACAGCGGAACGGCCGCCAACAACTACGGCCCCTTCCTGCCGCTGGCGTCGGGCGACACTGGCGTGTCAAACGTGGCCTCAGTCACGATGTCGGCCGCCAACACCGCGGGCGTGATGGCGTTGTGCCTTGCGCGACCGTTGCTCACGTTGCCGCTCACGACCGTATCGGTCGCTGCCGAGCGCGACCTGTTGAACCAATTGCCGAGCCTGCCGCGAGTGATGGACGGCGCGTGTCTGACGTGGCTTTATTTTGCGGGCGCTGCGACGGCTGCAAGCACTAACTTCTACGGCTCTGTGGAGTTCGGGTGGGGCTAAAGCAGAACACGACCCTGCTGGCCCAGCTGCCGTTTCGATTGATCGGCGGCGACCCCGGCACTCTGCGCTCGATGTGGGGGCGCACGGATCTGCGCAACCAGAGCGTAGGGCAAGGCATACCTTCCGAGCTTGCGGGCATCCCCTACGGCCACCTTGCGCCGTCGTCGTGGGTGCTGCCTTACCAGGGCGGCGCGATGTCGGCGTTTACTTATGTCGGCGCGTCGTTCGACGTTTCGCCGCTGAACGTCGCCGCCGGCGTCAATCTCACTGGCCCGACGACCCTTACGTTTACAGTCGGCCCAAGCCAGCTCGATCTTGTCGTCAGCGCCATCGGCAGCAGCAGCGTCACGTTCACTGTTGGCGGCAACATCGCCGGCGCATTGCAGGCGGTTGGCGCGACGTCGGTCACGTTCACGGTTGGGCCTTCAACGCTTGGCGCAATTATCGACGCCGTTGCAAGCGCGCTCGTGACGTTCACGGTTACTGCCACGCCGCGCGCAACGGGCAACCTTGAAGGCGCGGTGACGCCATTCACAGAGCTTTCGCCGCAATCGCTTTCGGCGGCTGTGTGGTCTGCGCTCGCCAACCAGTACAACGAGCCCGGCACGATGGGCGAATTGCTCAACTCGGCAGGCTCTGCCGCCGACCCGCTGCTCGGCATCGTCGAGGGCACGCTCACGCTGCGCGATGTGATGCGTCTGCTGCTCGCGGTCAACGCGGGCGATGCCACCGGCCTTGAAGGAAACACGATGGTGTTCCGTTCGCAGGACGGCACGACGATCCGCGTCGAGGCGTCTTACACCGACGGCGATCGCACGATCACTACGGTCGACCCGACATGAGTTACTTCGGACAGTACGTCGGCGAATATCCTGGCAACTGGTGGGGCGCTGCCATTGCCCCGCCACCGCCCGTGCAGGAGACGCGCGGAGGATATCCGCCGCGGCGTCGGCGCGCCAAGCAGCGCGAGTTCGAGGACGAGCTGCGCACGAAGGAAGACATTCGGCAGCGCATTTTGGCAATGATCGACCCGTTTGCCGAGGCGGCGGTTGTAGTGACGCGAGGCAACGTCGTGGCGGTACTGCCCGACGAGGGCAAGCAGATCGCGCTGCCGGTTCCGCCTGCCTTTAACGCGGCCGAAGTCGCGCAGATGGTTGTTGAGCAGTTGAATGCGTTTGGAGTGGAAGCAGAGCGTGCCCGCACCGCTGAGGCGCAAGCCCGCGCGCGAGCGCTCGTGGATGCGTTCATTGCAGAGCAGGAGCGCCGCACGCGCAAGCGCCGGCGCGAGGAAGAATGGCTGTTGTTGATGAACTAGGTGGGGTATGGAAGAGCTAATCAAAGAACTGCGGCGACGTGCTGCAAGCATGGTAAGCCTGAACTCGCCAGCTGATCAGGACGCGGCCGATATTGGCGCGGATATTGCGCTCGGCTTTGTGCCCGTTGTTGGCACAGCTCAAGCCGGTCGCGACTTTGAGCGCGCGCGGCGCGATAACGACAAGCTCGGCATGGTGCTTTCGGCCGCGGCCGGTGTGCCCGTTGTCGGCGGCGTTGCGAAGGCGGCGAACAAAGGCCGAAAGGCAAAGAATACCGTCGACGCTTTGCGCGGGTATGACCCGGCAAAGGTCGCTGTCGACTATCCAGACCGCGCGCCGCCGGTGTGGAAGATGGACAAAAAGAAAGGCGAGAAATTTTTAGGCAAAGATCTTTCGCCAGAAGCAAAGGCGGTTCAGAAGGCTCGCCAGGTTGCGCAGAAGGACATCGACGCCGGCAACTACACGCCATATTTCAACGTAGACGAGCGCTATTACGTTGACGCGTCAAATTACCCGCTGCAAGGCGACACCTTGACGGATGCAATGCCGAAGAAACAGGCGACCATCGACAAGTACAAGTCGCGATTCGATACGCCAGAGGTTCGCCAGCGATTGCAGGCGGCGTTCCTACGCGGGAACGCAGACCCGAACGCGCAGCGCTGGTACGCGATGGGCCAGCTCGAGAAGGCTTACACGGACGAGCTCGGCGAGAAGGCCGGACGCGCCGCGTTCAAGACCGACTTTGCCGACGCAATGGCGGCGACCACCGGCGGCGCAGATCCGACCGACAATCTGATGATGGCGCACTACGGAAATTTCCAGCGCGCAAGGAACCAGGCTATTCCCGACAAGGCGTATGACTTGCCGTTCCCCATTGGCGGCCGGTACGCCGGCGGCAACCTTGAGATGTACGACAAGGTCATCAACCGCGGGCGCAATTTCGTCGCGGGCGAGACGCCGAAGCGCTTCAATTTCTCGGCGAACTTCCAAGGCCATCGCAACCGCGCAACGATTGACGAGCAGATGAGCGGCGGGTTTGAGAAAGGGCTAAAGGCGCCCCCTGGCGATTCCTACGGGGTGATGGAGGCGATCGTCGGAGACATTGCACGGCAGAACAAAGTGCCCGCGGCAGAGGCTCAGGACGTTATGTGGGCAGGGCTGAAGGGCACGGCAGGAAAGCCGATGATTCAGCACGTCAACGAGGCGATCGAGCGCACAGCACGCATCACCGGGCTGTCTCCCGAGGAAGTGCTACGCAAGAACCTCATCCGCAAGATGGGCCCGATGTACGGCATCGGAGCGGCTGGCGTTGGCACCGCCGCGCTAATGGGTCAAGACGAGGACGAGCTGTGATCGTCCAGCTCAATCTTGAGGTCTTTCACCTTGCGCAGCTCGGCTGCCGAAACAACTTGGTCAAGTAAGGGAAACATGTCGCCAGTGTCTATAACCAATCCGGCCGCGCGCAAAAACGCGCCCCAGGTGCTTTGCGGCACTCGCACAACCTTGTCTCCCGTCACGATTACTACGTCTTTCATACGTTCCTCCTGTTGAGATTATAGCAACGATGACACGCAGACGCTACATATGGGATGACGAGCTCAAGGATCTCGTCGAAATCACCCCCGACTACCGCCCGGCGGCCAAAAGGGGCGCGCTCAATCACCTGGGCGGCCTTTGGGGCGATCGGCACTACGACGGGCTGCGCGCGACCGACGGCGCGGACATCTCAAGCCGCAAGCGGCACCGCGAGTACATGAAGCGCACGGGCCTCACGACCGCGGATGACTTCAAGGACACCTGGGCAAAAGCCAAGGTCGAGCGCGAGCGGTACTACACGCAGGGCGGCTCGGTGCGCAAACAGGATATTCGAAACGCGATTGAACGACTCCAAAACAGAAGGTAACCCATGAGTGACACCACCACGATCAGAGACGCCCTCGAGGCGGCAGTGCCCGTCGACGAGCCCGTAGAAACTTCAGCACCAGAGCCCGTCAGCGAGCCGGCCAGCGAGCCCGCCAGCGAGCCCGCCGCCTCGGCGCCGGAGGCTCCCAAAAGCGACGGCCGCGACGAGAAGGGACGGTTCAAGCCCAAGGACGCGCCCGTGGCGCCCGAGACGACGGAGAAAGCCGCCGCAGAGCCCGCGCAGGGCATTCAGCCCGGCCCAAAGGCCGAGCCCAAGTCAGTTCCAAAGGACCGCGCTCCGGCCTCCTGGCGGCCCGACGTGCGTGAGCACTGGGCGCAGTTGCCCGAGCAGGTGAGGGCGGAGGTTGCCCGGCGCGAGCAGGAAGTGCAGCGCACGCTGCAGGATACGGCCGAGGCGCGCAAGTTCTCGGATCAGCTCAACCAAGTGATTCGGCCCTACGAAATGTTCATCAAGGCCGAGAACAGCAACCCGCTGCAGGCGATCGACAATCTGATGGCGACCGCGGCCAAGCTGCGCACGGGCACCGCGCCCGAGCTCGCGCAGATGGTGGCTGGCATGGTCAAGCAGTTTGGCGTTGGCCGGTTCGGGCAGACGTTCATCGAGCAGCTCGACTCGGCGCTGGCGGGCGAAGTGCCGCGCGTCGACCCGGTGCAGAACCAAATGCAGCAGGTACTGCAGCAGCAGCTCGCGCCGGTGCAGCAGTTCATGTCGCAGTTCCAGCAGGCGCAGCTCGCCCAGCAGCAGCAGGCCCAGCAGGCGGCGGCGGGCGAGGTGCAGCAGTTCCTGCAACAGGCAGAGTTCGGCGAGGACGTCCGCGAGGACATGGCGGACATCATGGAGATCGCCCAGCGCCGCGGGCGAGAGCTGACGCTGCAGGACGCCTACCGCCAGGCGTGCTTGTCCAATCCGCGCGTGCGCACGGTGCTCGAGGCGCGCGCCAAGGCAAAGGGCGCCCAGCAGCAGACGGGCGCCGCACAGCGCGCCAAGGCGGCAGCGGTAAGCGTGTCGGGCGCGCCCGCGCTCGGTGCGCCGAAGAGCGAGCCGTCCGATATTCGCTCTGCGATTGAAGCGGCTATTGCGTCAAACGCACGATGATGCTATAAACACATCGGGGAAGGTGCAGCCTAAAAACTGTACTTTCTCCGGTGTGCCAAAGCACCGACAGCCACCGAAGCTCTAGGAGCGCGAAAGCGCCCACCTACGACATACCGGACTGAACAGGTTCGCGTAGGCCACACGAAAACTGGTGGGGCGTAAGCCCTTGTCATTTTTTCTTGTGGGAGTTTCATCACAATGGCTTTTGCAAACTCGTCCATTTCGGACATCGTCGCGACTACGATTCAGTCGCGCACCCGGCAGATCGCCGACAACGTCACCAAGAACAACGCTTTGCTTGCTCGCCTCAACCAGCGCGGCAACGTGAAGACGTTCTCGGGTGGCTCGACCATCCTCCAGGAGCTGAGCTTTGCCGAGAACGGCAACGCCGGCTTCTACAGTGGCTACGACCTGCTGCCGGTTGCGGCTCAGGACGTCATCAGCGCCGCCGAGTTCCAGATCAAGCAGCTCGCCTGCCCGGTCGTGATCTCAGGCCTCGAGCAGCTGCAGAACAGCGGCCGCGAGGCGTTCATCGACCTGCTCGAATCTCGCATCAACGTGGCCGAAGCCACGATGGCGAACAAGCTCGCCGCGTCGATCTACAGCGACGGCACCGGCTCGGGCGGTAAGGAAGTCACCGGCCTCAACGCCGCCGTGCCCTCCAACCCGACCACCGGCACCTACGGTGGCATCGACCGCGCCACCTGGACGTTCTGGCAGTCGAAGTTGTACGACTTCTCGACCGCTGGCGTGACGCCGCCCCCGACTGGTGCTCAGATGCAGACCGGCCTCAACACGCTGTGGGCTTCGCTCGTGCGTGGTTCGGATCGGCCCGACCTCATCGTGCTCGATTCGGCCTACTGGGGCATCTACACCGCGTCGCTGCAGGCCAACCAGCGCTTCACCGACCCCTCGGTCGGCAGCCTCGGTTTCCCGTCGCTCAAGTTCATGGACGCCGACGTGGTCCTGGACGGCGGCATCGGTGGGTTCTGCCCCGCGAACACGGGCTTCATGCTCAACACGAAGTACCTGTTCATGCGTCCGCACCGGGACCGCAACATGGTGAGTCTGTCGCCGAACAAGCGCTACGCGATCAATCAGGACGCCGAAGTCCAGATCCTCGCGTGGGCCGGCAACCTCACTTGCTCGGGCGCGCAGTTCCAGGGTCGCATCCAGAACTAATCGGCCCCGTGGTGGGGGTCACCCTTGCCTTGATGGGTTTGGGTGATCCCCTAACTCATCAAGGTTTTTTTAGGAGAAATTGAACATGTCTGGTCAGATTATCGGAATCGACAAGACCGCGGTTGTAGCCGCTTCAGCCGTCCCGGCCTTCCGGCTCGGCACGCTCGGTGGCTACGACGACCCGGTCAACGGCTACCAGGAATTCGTCTACGGCCGCGCTGATGGCGCCGTGACGGGCGCTGGCTATCTCTGCGTTGAGGCCACTGGCTTCGACTTCGCGATGGCAACCACGACCAACACCGCGCCGGGCGCTTCGGGCCACGGCTCTCGCGTTGGTGCGGCGCAGGCTGTGCTTGCGGACAACGAGTACGGCTGGTTCCAGATCTACGGCAAGGGCTCCCTGCGCACGCTCGCGAGCGCTGCGAAGGGCACTCGCCTCAACAGCACGGCCACGGCTGGCGCGGTTGATGACGATGGCACCGCTGGCTCGGAAGCGATCGTTGGTGTGGTGCTCGGCACCGCGACCGGCGGCGCTGCCGCCACGAACGCGGACGCCATCTTCAACTACCCGTCCGTCGGCGCGACGCTGTAATTCAGCAGCAGAGTGGGACGGTGCGGGGTGATTCCTGCGCCGTCCCTTTTTCACAACCACACAAGGAAAAAACAAGATGAACGTACCCGCCACGATGCCAACAGATTGGAACACGGTGCAGAACGCACCCGGCCTCGACGAGAGCCGCATTGCCGAGGACGGCAAGCTCTTTGTGCAGTTCTACCGCAAGCCGGTGCTGAACGCAGCGAAGAGCACCGAAGCTGGCCGCGCGATCTACGAGGAACGCGACTTCATCAAGATCATGGTGCCCGGCGACAAGCTGAACATCATTGACCGCCAGGTCAACGAGCTTGACGCCGCTCGTTTCGCCGCGCGCTACGAGAAGTGGAAGCTCGGCCAGGGCAACGCCGTCGAAGGCACGCCGCTCTCGTCGATGCCAAAGATGACCCCGACCAAGGTTGAGGAATATCGCTATTTCGGCATTCACACCGTCGAGCAGCTCGCGCAGGCGAACGACAACGTCGGCAAGAATTTCTTTTCGTTCAACGAGGACAAGCGCGCCGCGAAGGCGTTTGTGGAGCTCGCCAAGGGCAACGCCCCGCTCGAGAAGATGAACGAGGAGCTGAAGTCTCGCGATAGCAAGATCGAGGAGCTGCAGGCTCAGATCGAAGCGATCACGAAGATGATGTCCGCGAAGGGCAAGAAGTCAGAGGAGTAATACACCGGCATGGCTTTCCAGATTGTCAACGACTCGACGCTGTCCGCGATCGTTCAGAATGTTGCGCAGCTGGTGAGCTTTCCGACTCCGGCGGACCCGGCGGGGGACACTGACCCCGCTGTCGTCCAGATGGTGCAGGCTGTCAACCTCGCTGGGCTCGATCTAATCTCGCTCAACGATTGGCAGGAGCTGACCAAGACCCACACCATCAGCATCCTCGCGAGCAGCCCAGGCATCAGCGAGCAGGGCTTTGCACTGCCCGAAGACTTCTACGAGTTCGTCGATCAGACGCAGTGGAACTCGTCGATGCAGTGGCCGGCCGTTGGGCCGATCTCGCCGCAGTTCTGGCAGCAGCTGCTGATCCGTCAAACGCTCCCGACCCTGTCGTTCTACTGGCAGGTGCGGGACAACATGATTTACATCCTGTCGCCACCCACACCGGCCCAAACACTGAGTTTCTTCTACCAGTCGGTTGCGTGGGTGCGCGATCAGGACAACTCATCGCTCTACAAGAACCGCGCAATCAAGAACGGCGACACGATTCTGCTCGACTCTTACCTCGTCACGCTGCTCGCGCGGGTGAAGTGGCTCGAGATGAAGGGCTTCGATTCGTCGGCCGCGATGCGCGACTTCCAGGTCAACTTTGAGAACCGCAAGGGCAACGAGCGCGGCTCGCCCGTGCTGACGATGGCGCGCAGCTTCAAGTACCCGTACATCCAGCCGCTGTCCAACACGCCCGACACGGGGTTTGGGGTCTAAATGCCGCTCGTCCCGCTCGCCCCATTCAAAGCTCCGCGCCGCTCTGCAGCGGCGCAGACGCTGCAGGTATTCAACATCCCTGCGCCGGTGGGCGGGCTCAACTATCGCGACCCGATCAGCGACATGAGGCCGACGGACGCGCTCGTGCTGACGAACTTGATCCCGCGACAGACGGGCGTCGAATTGCGCAAGGGCTGGACGTATCACACGAGCTCGGTCGGCAGCTCGGTCGATTCCATCTTTGCTTACAACGGCGCTGTGATCGGCGACAACAAGTTGTTCGCCGCAGCGGGCGGAAACATCTACGACGTCACGAGCGGCACGCCTTCGGTGGCCGTGAGCGCGACGGGCTCGACGAACGACGTTTGGAGCGTCACGCAGTTTGCGAACGGCGCCGGCATGTATCTGCTTGCAGTCTCGCCCGGCGCCGGATACTGGACATTTGACGGCACGACCTGGACGCAGCAAACGGTGACAGGCTTGCCGGGCAGCCCTGAGACGGTCGCGGTATTCAAGAACCGCGTCTGGTTCACGGTGTCGGACAGCTCGACCGTTTACTACCTCGACACGGTTGATGCAATTGCAGGCACCGCGTCGGGCTTTGAGATGGGCTCGCTACTCCGCAACGGCGGATACATCCGCGGGCTTGTCAACTGGACTCTCGACGCTGGCGTCGGTATCGACGACCACCTCGTCGTCGTCGGCTCGCAGGGCGACATCGGAGTGTGGACGGGCACCGACCCGTCTGACCCGTCGAAGTTTGCGCTGCGCGGCGTCTGGTACGTCGGCAAGGTGCCCAAGTTCGGGCGCTTCTTCACCGGCTATGGCGGCGAAGTGATGATGCTCTCCGAGCTCGGGCTCGTGCCCGTCTCGCGCCTTGTGAACGGTCAGTTCAGCGATGTCTCGCCCGGCCCGGCGCAAAAGATCCAGTCGGTGCTGATCCCGCTCGTGCGCTCGTACATCAACTCGATCAGCTGGGACGTGTTCCTGCTGCCGAGCGAGGACATCCTCATCATCAAGCTGCCGGAGCAGGTGACGGGAACCTACCAGCAGTTCGCGATGAACGTGAACACCGGCGCTTGGTGCGACTTCTCCGGTATGCCCATGACGTGCGCTGCGCTGCTCGACGGGCAGCTGTACTTCGGTACGGAAGACGGCCGCATTGCAAAGGGGTTTCTCGGGAACACCGACGGCACCGAGACGAATGGCACGCCTGGCGCCACGCTCGAGGGCGACGTGCAGACCGCGTTCAACTCTTTCAACACGCCCGCGGTGCTGAAGAAGTTCACGATGGCGCGGCCGATCTTTATCGCGCCGGGGCCGCCTTCGGTAAAGCTGCAGATCAACACGCAGTACACCTTCGTCAACGTCGGCGGCTCGCCGTCGTTCGTTCAGACGCCGGGCGGCATCTGGAACAGCAGCCTGTGGAACGTCGCGGTGTGGGCAGGCTCTGCCAACACCTACCAGAGCTGGGCCGGCACAACCGGGCTCGGCTACTACGCGAGCCTGCGCATGAAGGTGCGCGGACTGCCGGCGACGATCTTCACGTCGTCTCACATGATGAGTGAGCCGGGGGGTGTGATGTGAGCGATAAAGGGTACAAGAGTTCGCTCATTGAGGCCCTGCGCGGCGCGGGTATGGACGGCGCGACGATGGGCGGCGACGTCATGTTCCTCGACTTTCCGTGGATGAGGAACACCGACGTTGCGCTGCGTCAGCGCGCTGCTCGGGCGTACCTCGCGAATCCAGAAGTTTTGGAGTACGCCGACATTCCCTATATCCCGCCCGCGGCAAAGGGCGGCGGAAGTTCTGCCGTTCCTGCTGGCCCGCCGAACCCGAACACGATTGGCGAGACGATTCCAGAGAAAAAGGCGGAACCCGAGACTGTAACGGAAGCACAGCCTGCGCCTGCCCCGAAGGGCGAGCCTATTGAGCTGCGAGAGCAAGAAAAGACGGGCGTCATTACCGTCGAAGAGCTGCCGCCTGCGGACGAGGGTGAGCTCGCCGATCTTGAAAAGAAAGGCGTCATTACCGTTGAAGAGCTTCCGCCGGAAGAGTTGCCGCTGGCAGGAATGCAGCCCGAACTCGAAAAGGAAGAAAAGACTGGCGTCGTGACGGTGGAAGAACTGGCAGAGCAGCCGGCGGCTGCGCCTACGGCGCGCGAGGTGCTGGAAGAGCTAATCCCAGAAGAGGAGAAGCCAGAACCCAAGGCAACTGTCACGGTTGAGGAAATTCCGCAGGACTTGACTGTGCGACAGGCTCTGGAAGAACTAGTCCCGCAAAAGCCGGAAGAGCCGGAAGTGTCGGTAACGGTTGAGGAGCTTCCGCCCCCGCCGCCCCCGCCGCCGCCTCCCGTGGTTGCGCCGCCCGTAGCTGCGCCGGTTGCGGAGCCTAAGAGCGAGCCTGAGCCCGAAGCGTCGGTGACAGTCGAAGAGCTGCCGCAGGAAGAGCCCGCGCCGCAAGCGGAGCCCACACTTGAGGAAGTGGTTGACTACATCAACGCACTGACCCAAGCCGCTGCGACGGAGCCCGAGCCCGAGGCAGAGCCCGAGCGCGAAACGTCTGTGACGGTGGAAGAGCTGCCGGCGGAAACGGAGCCCGCGCCTGACGGCCGCGGCGGCTCCATGCCGTTTGTGACTAGCCTTGCTCGAGAGATGGCGCTGCTGGCAGCGATGGGCGACATGCTTGGCACCGCAAACGATCCAAAGGGTGAAATCACAATTGAGGAGCTGTTTGGCGAATGAAGCTCGCGACCGACCAGCCCAATGAGCCGCAGGTGATCTGGCAGTGGATGACGCGCCAGACGCAGATTCCGTGGTCGACCGATCTGCGCACGATCGCTGCGATCCGCGACGACGGCACGATTGCCGCGGCGGTTGCGTTCGGCTCGTGGACGCCGGAGAGCTGCTTCATGCACGTCGCGTTCGACACTGGGCACTCGCTGACGCGCGGGCTGTTGAAGGCCGCATTTGAGTATCCGTTTGAGTCTATTGGCGTGAAGGCGGTCTACGGTTTGACGCCAAAGGATTTCGACAGGGCAATTCGGTTCAACAAAAAAATCGGCTTCAAGCAGATCGCGGAGACGGTCGATTGCGTGCTGCTCGAGCTGCGGCGCGAAGACTGCCGGTTTCTGAAGGAGACGTTGCAATGAGTAAGGGTAAAGCACCGGCCGCGCCAGACTACGTCGGAGCAGCGCAGCTGCAGGGTGAGCTTTCAAAAGAAGCTCTCAACATGCAGAACTACGCCAACCGTCCGACGCAGAACACGCCGTTCGGATCGACGAGCTGGAACACCAAGGACGTTGTCGACCCTGCGACTGGCCAAAAGGTCACGCAGTGGACGCAGAACACCACGCTCGCGCCAGAGCTGCAGGGTGCCCTTGACGCGCAGATTGGCTTGCAGAAGGACCGGAGCGATCTCGCGTCTGGGTTCATGGACCGCGTCGGCAGCGAATACGCCAAGCCCTTTGACTGGCAGAATCTGCCGCAAATGGCGCAGGCGGCCGGCCCCGGCCAGCTGCAGAGCGGCATCACGGACTACACGCGCGGAATCACGACCAGCGCCGGCCCGCAGCAGAACGCGGTTGGTGGCTTCAATTTCGGCGGCCCGCAGATGGGCGTCGCGCAGCAGTCTGTCCAGCGCGGATTATCGAC